GCAACGCAACCGGTGCGCTGTTTAGTGACATTGCAGGCGGCGGCAGCTTTATCGCAAGCGCATCAACACCCGAAACAGCGGGGACTCTTTACTCTGGCTTTGTCTATTTCAAGCCGGGGTCCGGCATTGCCCCGAGCGTCGAAATATTCGATAGCGCATTCACAACCGCTTTTGGGCAGGCACAAATAAACGTTTCGGGGGGAGTGCCGTATATTCAAGCTGTCTCCGGCTATCAGTCGGCGAGCATTGATGCTGAGCAATACGGATCGGGCTGGTACTGTTTCCGATTCACGGTATTGCCTACTAGCGCCTCGATTGTCTTTTTGGTGCGCGCATCAAACGGCGCGGCTGGAACAACGCTATTCGCGTTGCCGCAATTCGGGTCACAGGGCAGCTACATCCCCACCACTACCGCTCCTGTAACGGTGACGGATTATGTGCTGGGGGCGACGGGTGAGGTGACGCTGGCGAGTGCGCCGGCGGCCGCGACGCCGTCGACGCCGGCCGCGATTCTCGACTGGACCGGCTCGTATCTGTCGCAACAGGTCTCTGGCGGATATCTCGAAACCGGTGACGATCTCGAAACGGCGCTCCTGTTGAGCTTGTTCACGGATCGCGAAGCGGCGCCAGACGACGTCATTCCTGACGGCTCGGCGGATCGCCGCGGCTGGTGGGGTGACGACTACTCCGACGACGACACTGGACCGACTGGCTCGCGCCTCTGGCTCCTCTCCCGCCGCAAATCGCCTACGAACCAAACGCTGACCGACGCGTATGACTACGCGGCAGAGGCGATCCAGTGGCTCATCGACACCGGTATCGTCGGCAGCTTCGTGATTGTCACGGAATGGGTGAAGCCGGACACGCTTGGCATGTCGATCACTCCCTATCAGCCGGACGGGACAGCGTTGCAGACCTATAACTGGGCTTGGCCCGTGGGGAACTGATGCCATATTCGCGTCCAACACTCTCGTCGCTCATTTCTGAAATCTGGTCGGATATCACGAGCTCCACGGGGCTGGTCGTCACGCTGCTGCAGAAAGCGGTCCTCAAAATCGTCGGGAAGGCGCTCGCGGGAGCCGTCAACGGCCTGTATGGGTACCTGGACTGGATTTCGAAGCAAGCTGTGCCGTTCACGTCGAGCGGAGAATTCCTGGCCGGCTGGGGCGGCCTGAAGAAGGTGTACCTGAAGGCGGCCACCCCCAGCGTGCTAACCGTGCAACTCACGGGAACGTCAGGGACGCCGCTGACGGCCGGCACGAACATCAATCGAACGGCGGACGGATTCGCCTACACGACGACCGCGGACGCCGTTTGGACCGGCAGCACAGCGACTGTGAACATTCAGGCGGTGACCGCGGGCACCGATGGAAATTGCGATGTCGGTACGTCGGTTTCGCTCGCACAGGGCATCACCGGAATCCAGTCTAGCGGCTCCGTGACCGCCGTCGTGACCACGGGCACGGACGTCGAAACACAGGACGAGTTTTTCGCCCGCGTGATGGAGGCCTTTCAAGCCCCGGTGCAGGGCGGCAACGAAGGCGACTACGTTACGTGGGTGCTTGCAGTGTCCGGTGTCACGCGAGCATGGTGCGCGCCGAATGGGTTCGGCGCCGGCACCGTCGTCGTTTACTTCATGATGGACGACGCCGAGTCCGAGCACGCCGGATTCCCGCAGGGCACGAATGGCGTCTCGGCCAACGACCAGGGCCCCGGCGGCACGCCGCGCGGCGTCGTAGCCACTGGCGACCAGCTGACGGTTGCGAACGCGCTGATAACTGAACAGCCCGCAACCGCACTCGTCTATGCGTGCTCGCCAATCGAAAATCAGATCGGCTTCAACTTGACCGGTGTTGCGTCGGCGACGACGCGGACAGCGATTGAATCGGCGCTCCAGGATCTGTTCCAGCGGGAGGGCGAGCCGGGCGGTACTGTCGACCTCTCGGACGTCTACTCGGCAATCGGATCGGTTTCCGGGGCCGCCGGTTACATCGTCAGCTCGATCACCAGCACGGTGAGCGGCACGACGACCACCTATCCGGCCAACTCCAATATCACCAACTCGACCGGGCAGTTGCCTGTGCTCGGCGCGGTCAGCTGGTCATAACTATGCCCGCTCCTAACTACATCGCGGCGGACTACCTGCGTGCGCTGCAGGGGCTATTGCCGCGCGGCCGCGTCTGGCCGCGTGACCCCGACGCCACGCAGACTGCGGTGCTCTCGGGTTTCACGCCTGTGTTTGAGCGCCTAACTGCGCGCGCAAACAATCTGCTCATCGATGCGTTTCCGGGTAGCACCTATGAGCTGCTGCCCGAATGGGAGGCGACGCTCGGGCTTCCGGATCCGTGCGCAGGCGAGGCACCGACGACTCAGCAGCGCGTCGCTCAGGTGGTCGCGCGGCTGACCGCGACGGGCGGGCAGTCGATTGCCTATTTCAAGGCGGTTGCCTTGGCGCTCGGTTACGAGGTCACCATTACGCAGTACTCGCCCTCGCATTTCGGCCGACCCTTCGGTCTGCCGTTCGGTGGCACGGCTTGGGCATTCACATGGCAGGTGAACGCCCCAACTTTCACGATCAACTGGCTGCAATTTGGCGGCTCGTTCGGCACGCCGTTCGCCTCGTGGGGAAACAACGTTCTGCAATGCGAGCTACTGCGCATCGCGCCCGCTCACACAACACTTTTGTTCTCATACTCCTGACATCGATATGGATAGACTGATTGCGCCCAATACTGTCACTGCCGAGCAGGCAGATACCGCGCCGGCGACGGGCACACCTGGTTATGCAACGGATGGCAACCCTGCGACGCAGCAACCCGCGACCCAATGGCCGGCATACCAGTACAACGCAATCCAGGAGGAACTGATTGCGCTTATCGAGGCCGGCGGCCTAACGCCAAGTAGGACGACCGATAACCAGGTGCTGCAAGCGATCCAGGCACTGATGCAGTCAGGCGCTTCGACATACGCCGTTGCAGGCGGCACCGCAAACGCATTGACGGTGAACCTGACGCCGGCTGTTACGGTGCTCGATGATAGCATGATTATCCGTGCGCAGATTGGTACGACGAACACGGGGGCGACGACGCTCGCCGTGAATGCATTCGGTGCACTGCCTGTCATCGGGATGGACTATAACCCGCTCACAGCAGGCGTTTTGCGAGTAGGCGGCCATGCGGAATTCGAAGTTGTGAACGATGGTTCCGCGTTCGTCCTGCGTAGCTGCATGAACGCACCCCAGCAAATCCCGGCCGGCGTTCTGCCGTCGCACGCAGCAACGCTCGGCCAGACAACTGGGCGGCTGCTGAATAAATACATCTACACAAATGTTGGTGGAACACAATACGTGTCCGTCAACGGCGCATCTCCTGTCACATCGGGATCCACCACGTTCGCATCGGATGCGCTGGCAACAGCGTGGAATATCAAAGTTCAGGCGGCAGGTGCAGGCGGTGGTGGTGCCTCGGCGGCTGCGAGCAGCCAAGTCTCCTCGGGATCGGGAGGTGGTGCAGGTGGTTTCGCCGAGAGAATGATAACGACCAATCCGGGCACAATCGCCATTACGGTCGGAGTCGGTGGTGCTGGTGGTGTTGGTGGCACGGTGGGCAGCAATGGCGGTTCGTCGAGCGCTGGATCGCTCATGAGCGCTACAGGCGGCATCGGTGGTAACTATGGCGTTAGCGGCACGAATTGCGTTACTGCGAGCGCCGGTGGCGGAACAGGTACGGGCGGCGTGATCAACATGAAGGGCGGCGCGTCAAGCCCTGCGTTCTGCCAGTATTCCAATGCCGCTGCAATTTCTTCGGTCGGCGGAACGTCTTTCTTTGGTGGGGGTGGAGCGGGGATTGCCACGACGACGTCGATCTCGGGCCAGGCGGCGTCCGCCTATGGTTCGGGCGGCGGTGGCGCTGTAGCGTGCTCGGGTGGCGCTGCAGCGACCGGCGGCGCAGGTGCAGGCGGGATTGTGATTATCGAGGAGTATGCGTAAATGAAAATCTATGCCCGGATCGAGAGTGGCGTTGTCGTCGAAATCATCGTTCCAGTTGAGAATAATGACGGGCAGCAATACCCACTCCCGGAGTGTTATACGGCGGACATCGTGGCGACCTGTATAGACATCACCTCAGTCACACCGCAGCCCCAGCAGAACTGGACATACAGAAATGGAGATTTTTCGCCGCCATCCAGCACGTAAATTCTGATTATCGTTTTCTGAATATCAATACCATAATGTCGCTGGCGAAAATCTTGGTAAACGGCAGTATCGCCAACGTACCGAAATACTGAATCATAAAACTAAATACTCCCATGTTGTTTGCGAGACGAATTCGCGCAGCCAACCCCCTACTGTTTATAGACGGAAGTTCTTTCTTCGCTTCAATACCGAATCCGTGCTTCGTAACGGTTTTCACGATATTTTCATCATTGAAGTAATGAACATGCGGCGATGGAAAGCCTTTCTGCCAAAGGCGGTCAAATGGGGATTTCCAGCCGAGCCGATAAAGCAAGACTGCCAATCGGTAAAATAAACCTTTGCTACAGGGAAGGTTCAAAACGAGCCGACCATCTAGGTTGA